GCGATTATTCACGAAATTCAGCACGCAATACAGGGAATAGAAAATTTTGCGAACGGAAGTAATTTGGAATACTGGAAAAATCTCGGATACAGCGATGAAGAAGCAATGGCAATGTATTATAACACTGCCGGAGAAAGAGAAGCAAGAGATGTTTCTGCCAGAAGAGATTACAATGCAGAGCAAAGAAAAAACATCCGTCCGGACATTGACAGGAAAGATGTTGTATTTGCTAATAGCGGTGATGCAGGGTATTCGGCGGATAAAGATTTTACTAAATATGATAACCTTGAAACTCTTGATGATAAAGAAATCAAGGTGTATAATAAGCGTGGATGGGCATATGGATTGTTTAACAGGGAAGACATGAAGTTGCTTAATGAAAAATTCAGTGAATTAGACAGACGATTAAACAGTAGGACAGATAATATGCTTGCTGACGGTACAAGAATTGTTGAGGTAAACAACAAAATTGTGTCGATTGGCGGAACATATAATGATCCTGAAATTTACAGTGTGCTTCTTATTAATGCTGAAAATGAAACATATGCAGAATATGTTAAGGAGGAAATTCTTGGTTATGTCAATGAACAAAGAAATTACAGTAGAAGAAAGTATGAAGAAATCTGGGAAACTACTCCATTTGTGTATGGAGAAGAAAATATCAGACACTATAATGCGTATGATTATATCTATAAAAAAGGGGGAGATGACACAGGGCTTAGAGCAACATTACCAGGCGATTTTAGCCGTTACGGATATAATAAAGAAAGCAACATCAGAGGAACAAGTGATGCAAATGCTAAAGGAGAAGTATCCGCAGTACAGTTAGATGAAGATACCTCCGACATAAAGTACGCAACAGATGATACCATTAATGATTGGCTTGATGATGAAAGCACACCGCAGGGAATTGACTACGAAAAGGCAGTTGAAAAAAATCCTGTAATAGCAGTAGCGAAAATATATAAAAGTGCGGCACAAACTGCAAAGAGTGGACTTGCACAGGGAAAGAATGTAAAACTTGATGAGAAAGAATACCTAAGAATTGCCGGAAGTATAATGCAGACATACGGTATAAAAGGCAAGTATAACCCTAATTACAAGAAAGAGCTTGCAAGTCAACTTAAGAACTTTGTTGACAGCATAGGAAAGAAAGATGCGAATTTTACAGATTTATTTGAAGAACTTGTAAATGACTGCAAGGGCGGTATTTTGCTTAGCGGTGAGTATGACACAACTCTTATGCGTGAAGAACGAGAGTTTGTACTTGATATGCTCCAAGGCAAAGTACTGCTTATAAAACCGAGAGATGTACAGCAAATTGAGGAAGACTACGGTTCGGTAGCAAACTACCGCAAAAAGATGTTTGGCAAAACATATGTTGTAGTTAAAAACAAGGAAAGCGGAAAAGGATATTATATTGAAGATGTAATTACGCATATTGAAGAAAATTATCCTTACTTACTTAATGAAAACGCTGACGGTGATATGGGATACTTATGGCTTGAGGACCTTGTAAATAATGTGTTAAAGCCTAAATATAAGAACCCGTATTTTGAGGGGGAAAATTCATTTTATGAAACTCCGGAAACGGCTGCGATTCAAATGGCTTTTGAATGTGCCTCTAAGATTATAAATGCAAAGACAGAAAAACTTAAGGCTGATACGAAAGCAGACAAAAAGTTGATTAAAGAAATTGAAACTTCGCAGAAAGAGGCAATTAATATAGCTACTGAAATTGCGGAAGCTAAAAATAAGCAATATAGGCAAGAGCTTAAGGAGGCAAAGGAAAGAAATACTGAACTGTGGAAGAGAAATGCTAAATTAAGTCAAGAGAAAAAAGAGGAGCATCGCAAACGAGTTGAACATTCAAGAGAATTGTTTTCTCGACTTAATAAAGAAAAAAGTAAGGTTAGAGTAGAAAAAAACAAAAATGCATACAGCAATAAAATTATTGAAGCGCAAAAGGCGATTATTGCAAGCCACTATAAGACAATAAGAGAGGAGTATAACGAAAATAGGGAAAAGACACTCTACCTGAATAAGTTAGGAAAGATGTGCGACAGACTAACGAAAAGGCTTGACGGCAAGGCTAAAAATAATGAATATATACCGGATAATTTAAAAGGACCTATTATTGATGTGCTTAGTTGTTTTACCGTTAAAGACGCTAAGAACGCTACACCCGGATACTTCGGTGAATGGAACAGAATTAAAGAAGTCGGTGAGAGCGTTGCTGAACTTGCCAAAGAATATAATAATATGAAACCGGAACCGACTCCTTCTACAGATTTGGAGAAAAAAGAAAAAGAAAAACCTCAAAATACTTTTATTGATATTGAAAGTATAAGTTATAAAGAACCGGTAAATAAACAACTCGAAAATCTTAAAGCACTTGTGAAAGGACATAATATATATACGCTTACTTCAAACGAACTTGTTGCCATATATGATACAATGCAAATGCTTGACGAATCTCTTAGGGATGCAGTGCAGATTATTGTTGACGGCAGAAAACAGAACTTTAAGGAGCTTGCCAATGAGGCTATGCAAGAGGTAAAAAATAATAAAGCAAGAGTTGATTATTCAAAAATGAAGAATGTTTTAGCAGCTCCGGCAAAGCAACTCGGTAAAAGTTTTGTTGCTACTCATCTTGACCCTGTGAGATACGGACGAATGCTTAGTAATTATCACGATGACAGCATTATTTATAAATTATTCAGCGGATTGCATGAGGGCGAAAACAAGGCTATTACAATTCAGCAGAAAGCAATAAGCAGAATTAAGGAAGTTACACTTAAGTACGAAAAAGAGATTAAGGGTATACAGAATGAAGATGTAAAGGAATTTGATTTTAGGGATGTAGAAACCGGTAGGCGTGTGCCGATTACTAAGGGTGTGCTGCTTGCTATTTACCTTACCGACAGACAGAAAAGCGGCCATATTCATTTACTTGGAGGCACAGAGGAAACTTATGCAAATGAAGCAGGACACTATACCGTACTGCCAAACCTTGAACTTAGCAATAAAAAATTAAAGCGAACAGCTAATGAAAATTCACATAAGGTAAGATTTAATGTTGAAAGTCTTAAGAGAATTGAAAAGTATGTACAGAATGACAAGGTATTAATGGAGCTTGCTACCGCAATAAGTGAAGTGTATAATCAAACACTTAAGCAGGAGATTAATGAAGTAAGTATGGCAAAGTACGGAATGAAGATTGCCACAGTAAAAGATTATTATCCTTTAAAGGTTGACCCTAATGCAGGAAAGTACGAAAAGAATCTTAAAACCGAGTTTCACGATACAAGACTTAAAAGTCGTGGATTTACAAAACAGCGTCAATGGTCGGATACTCCTATTGTGATTGACGACGCTTTGAGAAATTTTGTAAAACAAGTAAAATCGGTAAGCGAATACTGCGGTTTGCTGATACCGATTGAAAATTTTAAAAAAGTATATAACTACTCTGACGGTTCAGCTACTTTGCAATCAACCATAAAGGAAAGATACGGCGTATCTGCAGAACATTACATTGACAAACTCATCGGTGATTTACAGCAGAGAGCAGACACCATAGATAATACTTTTCTTGATAAAATTCAAAGCAACTATATGGGTATGAAGATTGCCTTTAACTTTGGCTCTATGATAAAGCAGGTTTCTGCATTTCCTCTTGCTAACAGATACTTTGGCGCTAAGAATGTTTCGCTTGCGGCTATGAATTTATTCAGAAACAAGGTTGACTTTGATTTATATAATAAGTACACTTCGTATTTATGGTACAGAAAAGAGGGCAACGGTACTGTAATCGGCGAACTTAGCAAAGAAATGAGTTTGACAAGCAAAGGTATGGGATTTCTTGATATTGTCAGCAAAATGGATAACAGAGTGGCTTCAAGTTTACTGTATGCGGCAGAGCTGCATGTTGAGCAGACCACTGACCTTAAAAAGGGGACTGACGCTTTTTACAGAGAGGTTGCAAGGCAGTTCGAGAAGTGTATTGACGAAACCCAGCCGAACAACATGGTTACATCAAAGCCACAGTACATGAGGAACAAGAATTTAAGGCGACTGTCGCTTAATGCCTTCCGCTCTCAAAATATGGCAATCGGTAATACAATATTTGATTCATTCTTTGAAATGAAAGCAAGAATGGCTGATGATAAGATTAACAGTACGGCAGAAAGCAAAGCTGCTAAAAAAGCCGCAGTGTTAAAATTTGTTTCGTGCTGTTCCGGTGCCATTAGTGCTAATTTGCTCTTAGGCGCTTTGTCTTTGTTGTCATCAATATGTTTGTATCATCGTTGGGATGATTTGTTTGACGATGAGGGTAATATATCCGGACAAAAAATCGCACTTAACTATCTTGATGAGGTGCTCAACGGAATATTTGGCAGCTTTGCTATGGGTGATTATTTGTATAGTGCGGTAAGCAGTGCTATTGACATAGGTAAGACTTATTACGGCTTGCAGGCTATGAGTGTTGATTCTATTAATGATATGGTCAAGGATTTGATAAGCGGAAAAGCATTGGACGCACTTAAAACATTGCTTGATTGTCTGGGTATTCCGGGTACTAATTTTGCAAGGTTTGGCTCATCAATATATGCTTATTACAATGATGTGGCTAAAGGCAGCGGAAGAATTATTACGGACAGCAAGGGTAATGTGAATACTGATTACTTGCACTATTACATAGTTGAAGACAAAAAGAGCGGCAATGATACAAGAGCGGAACATTACGAAAATATGTGGAAAGAAATTCTTATAGAAGAAAAGGGTAAAACAGAAAGTGAGGCTACTGATTACATAAAAAGCAAAATTGTTACTGCGCTTTCGGCTGACGATGATATTGAAGAGGCGGGTGTGGCTAAGGCTAACGGTAATCTTGCTGACTACGAAAAATACAGGCAAAAAGTTATTGATTATGGCTTTGACAGTAAAGATGTGCAAAAAGCTATTGATAGATTTATTAAAAGCGAGGCTAAGCTTGTGTCTGAAATTGAAGATAACGAGGACCGAAAACAGGAGCTTATTGACAATGGGTTTAACGAAAAAGGCGCTGAATTTGTAATCAATAAGATTAATGAATCAAAGTCTGATGATGAAACGGGAAGTACATCTGTATTTGATGATACAAGTGAGGAAAATGAACTTGTTATGTACAGGTATTCTGATTTATTTGACGCCCTGATTAACGGTGATACTGAAAACTATAGTATGATTGAAAATTATCTTATAGAAAAAGGAGGAAAAACAAAAAAGGAGATAAAGAGTGCTATGAGAAGCACAAGCAGAACAGATAAACTGTGGGGCGAATATATAGAGGCATCTACAGGCAATGACAGGCAGCGCACAAGAGAACTTGTTACTCAATTGACGAGAATTTACGGAAGTTGGGAGAATGCGAAAACGGCTTTGAAAAAATATCAAAACAAAATAAAGTAAATTAATTACCACCGCAAGGGAGAATTTTCACCCTTGCGGTGGGGTTGTTTTAGGGGTATATAGATTTTAAAATTATAGTAAAGAGGTGAAAGTATGAACAAAATTATTTTTGAGGTATATAAAAATACTTTAAAGAAAAAAGACGGTTTTAATCCTACAAGTGCGGAAAATAAATACTCTGAAATAAAACTTGATTTTAAAGGTGATGACGATTGGGGTAAATGCGATCTCGTTACAGCTACTTTCTTTGGAGATTCTGTTGACGATACCTACAGTGTGCCAACCGAGATTAACAATATGACAGCGACTGTAAAAATACCTGCGGAGGTTCTTAGAAATAATATTAAAATACAATTGGGAATTTCAGGCGTTTACAATAACGAAAACAATGAAAGCGTGACAGTTGCTACTAACATTGCAGTTGTAAATATTTGCAAAGGGATAATTATTAAAGATTTTGTAAATTCTGATTTGTATAAAAAATTGTTACAAATAATAAACGAAACCGTGTTTAAGATGAAATACTCGGTTGAAAACAAAGCGGATAAATCAGAGGTTAAGCGTTTATGTAATTTAAGCCCGACTGAATCTATGATTGCCGATACTAAAACGACTGCAAGAGCTATGTGTGTATATAATGACTATTTATACCACAGCGGTAATTCAAAATTTGCGATAAGCAAAATTGATATAAGAAATGAAGCAATACCACAAAATATATCAACACTTGGCGGTCACGGCGGTTATTATCCTCGTGGAATTTCAATTGGAAACGGACATCTTTATGCTGCTTATCGTGAAAGTGCATCGGGAGCGCAAACTTCTGCAAGTACCGCTTACGGCGGATACCTTGATATTATTAATTTATCTAATAATAATATTTCAACAATCAATTATGAAAAAAAGCCTTATACCGTGACTGTTACGGTGAGCGGACAGAAAGTAGAAAAAACACTGTATTTTGGCAAGAGCCATTATACTGCAACATATAACGATGCACTTCTTTGTGTAACTCAACAAATGGGTGGATGGTTGTTATATGATATTTCATCAAATCCTCTAACTCCTGAATTACTGTATGAATATGATTGCAGAGCGGGGGCATATGACAGTGACAGAACAGGGTATGAGGAATATCAACAGCCGACTTTTCTTAGCAACGGTGATAATATATTTCTTGCAATTGCAGGATATGACCGTGACCTTGTGAGAATTTATGATGTTACGGTGCCAAAAACTCCTACACTTATATATGAATGTAATCTAAGAAATTTATGGAACGGAAATCTAAAAGACAAATGTTTGCATACTATGGGTATAGCTTGTTCGTATCCGTATATCTATTGCACCGTTGCTCCTTATCCGGGACGAGTATTGAGCGAAACTATGACAGGTGTTGCAACTGTTGACATAAGCGACCTTAATAAAATTACCGTATCGCTATCAAAAATGCCGAATGCAGACAGAACCGAAAGCACTTCTGGTGAACCTGCCCCTGCGAGCATAGCTATTTGTGACGATTATATTATTATGGATATCTATGATAAAGGTATATCTGTGTGGGATATTTCTGACAAGAGCAATCCGGTATACATAAAAACAATAGAAACGGATACTAAAACTTGCAGTGTAGTTGCTGATAACGGCAGAATATTTTGTGGTTCGACATCAGAAAGCAACAAAATTAAAATGTATAGATTAAAAAAAGAAAATGCTTTGACAGGTATAATAGCTTCTGTAAAAAATTTTGATGTTCAAAAAGCGGACAAGGCAACGACTTTGGCGGGATACGGAATTACCGACACTTACAATAAAACATATCTGGATAAGGCACTAAAGGACAAACTTAACAAAATGCCGTTTGATACTGTACCTGCGAAGAACAGTCCTAACTATGTAACGAGCGGTATGATTTACGATTGTATTAATACAATTAACAAGGAGATTGAAAAGAAACTTGACAGTTCAACAAATGTAAAAGGCAGCGTAACATTAACACCTGCAACAAGCGCTCATACAGGTAACGAGGGAAGTGTTATTTACGCAAAAAGCGGTAATGTTGTAACAGTAACAGTAACAATGAGCAAATTTGTCGCAGGAAAGAGCTTTGTATCAATGGCAGGGCTGCCTTATAAAGCAGATACATCTATGAGAAATGCAAGTATTATTGTAATGACATCTAAAAATGAACTTTGCAATGTGAAGGTTGACGGTACTTGGATTTATTTTGTGAAAAGAGGTTCAACATTTGCGGAAGATGAAACTCTTATTACTACTGTAACTTATATAACGGAGGTATAAATATGTCGTATAAATTTAAAGAAATATGGTGCAATAAAGGTAATTTCACAGAGAGCAACAGAAAATTTTCGGAAATTGATACACTTGTTATTCATTACACCGGCAACGACGGTGACACAGCAGCGAATAACGGTAATTACTTTAAGAATAATGTAGTTGAAACATCTGCACATTATTTTGTTGATGATACAACTGTTGTTCGCTCGGTTGCTGATAAAAATATTGCTTGGCATGCAGGCGACTGGGATATTAATTGTCGCTCAATCGGAATTGAAATTGCTGGTTCAACAAAAGAATGTACAGGCAGAACACTTGAAAATGTTATCGCACTTACAAAAGAACTTATGAAAAAGTATAACATTTCTAAAGAAAGAGTTATTAGACATTATGATGCAAACGGCAAATTATGTCCTGCATTTTGGTGTGGCTCACAACAGAAAGACAGACTGTTCAGAGAACAGTTTTGGAATAAACTTGACGAAAAAGCAGAGAAAAATAAAGAACTTAAAAAGCCAACCTTGACATACAGAGTTTATGCAGATAACAAATGGTATGATGAAATCAAAGGACTCTCAAATATCGCAGGAAGAAAAAAGCAAGCTATTTCGGCAGTTGCAGTAAAGGTCAGCAAGGGCAACATCAAGTACAGAGTGCATTTGCTTAACGGAGATTGGTTGCCTTGGGTAACTGATTATGACATTAACGATAATGTCAATGGCTATGCAGGTATTAAAGGTAAAGTTATTGACGCTATACAGGTTGAGTTCAGCGGTGTGGGTGACTATAAAGCTACATACAGAGTGCGTAAGCAGCGTGCAGGCTTCTGGGATTGGCAGCACAACACAGAAAAAGACAGCTCACAGGACGGTTACGCAGGACTTCTCGGCACTAAAATTGACGGTGTGCAGATTACATTGACATAATTTTGGAGGTAAAATATTATGGTAAATTATATTGGAATTAAAAAAATTAAAGCTGAACGTATGACAAGAGGTGATTATAACAAATTCAGAGGCTGGAATATCCCTGAAAACGAAAATCCAAATGACAAGGGATATATAGTAAAATATTCTGATGGTTATATCTCTTGGAGTCCAAAGTCAGTTTTTGAAGAAGCTTATGATGAAATTGGAAATAAACCTTTGATTGATACAGTTGTATTAATGAAAAGCAATGATTATAAAGAAAGATTTATTGCAGAGTATCAGCAATTGGTAATCCGTTATAAGGGATTGAAGAAAATGCTTGATAATTGGGATAAGGGAGAACTATCTTTCGTTCCGACTTGTCCACGCAGTACATATAATATGCAGATTAAATCAATGGCAGACTATATTGCCGTACTCGAAGCAAGGGCGGTTATGGAAGGTATCAATTTGTGGGAGGTATAAAACAATGAAAGACAATATTATTCAGGCTACTGTTTCAGTAGCTATCGGAGCTCTGATATCATATTTTAATATCTTACTTATCCCAATTCTCGTGCTCATCGCTGTAATGCTTATTGATTATATTACAGGGCTGACATCGGCGTACAGAAACGGTGAATTAAAAAGTAAAACAGGTTTAATCGGAATACTGAAGAAAGTTAGCTACCTTGTGCTCGTTGCAGTTGGCGGTGTGGTTGATTATTTAATTTGTTCGGGCCTTGCAACAGCAGGATTTGATTTTGGCGTTACATATTGTTGTGGTCTTATCGTGTGCGTGTGGCTTATTATTAACGAACTTATTTCAATTCTTGAGAATTTGTCTGAGCTCGGTACGCCGATTCCAAAGTTTCTCGTGAACATTGTTCATAGGCTTAAAGATTCTGTGGATGATGATACGAATTATAAAAAATAACTGAAATGCAACACAAAATGCAACACGGATATTAATATATTTAGTGTTTAGCTGTGATATTATAGGTTCGATTCCCCTCATCTCCACCATTATAGTCACGATTGCATATGCAGTCGTGACTTTTTTATTATACGATTATTCTCGTATTTATGCGTTTTTTATAGCAAAACAAGAATCATTTATGAAGTATAAAACAACACAATATAAATTATGCAACCGTACACAGAATAACTCACCATATTACCCAAAAACTCCCATTCCAATCGGATTTTTTAGCGGTGTGAGTATGCATACGGTCAGTGTCTACCAAATAAGTCACTTTTT